ACAATGAAAATGAATTTAAGAGTTTAATGAAAAAATACAATATGATGTTTTTAGGCGAACATTTAAATGTAATTTATACTCACGAATTATTGCCATTGTTGACCTCAACATTTAACCTTGTTATAAGCAATGATGAATTACTTGCTGTTATTCCTGCCGTTTGCGAAAGTTTAAATATGAAATACGAAGCACTCAAATTGCGTAGTGATATTGATAATCCCAAACCACATTCATTTGCAATCACGCTTTACTAAAATTTCATTACAACCAGCATCATAAAGAGGTTTTAAACCATGTCTTATTCTTTCAGCATTAATTATTTTTCCGCACCCAAGCGAACTAATTAAACCTTCTACTTCTAGTAAAGTGCTTTTTAATTTGTTCGCTTTTTCTTGCATTTCATCAATAGTTGTAGTATATTCCAATTTTTTCACCTCCCCCGCTACCCATATGTAATAATTAAAATGATGTTTTTTCTTCAAGAAGTTTAGTAACCTCAACCATTGCTATTGTCACAGCTGGCAAATTCTCTGGCAACTCATTGTGAGAATACTCTGAAAGTAGTTTTAATTGCTTTTGGAGTATTTCTTTTGTTTTCTCTTCCATGCTTTTCACCTCCTCATATGTAATAATTGGCTTGTCCATTAGCTGGCTTTGTTTTGGTAATTAAATAACTCATTACGTCCAAGCCTACTAATTATTTTTGCTTATAAGATTGTCTAACATAGTGAAGCCCAATGATGATTTTCTCAATGTTCTTTTCTCTTTCCTCAGGTGTCTTTGATTTATAAATGTTTAACACCTCATATTTTTTAGGTTTATGCTCTTTCACAATATCATCTCCTTTAAATATTGTTATTCGTAGCTTGGTTTGTCCTATTACTTTAATAATTTGCACGTCCTCATTTCTTGCTTATTTTGTAAATTTTTGTTATAATCACCTCGAAGGGAGGTGTTACATAATGAATAAGCAATTGTCAATAAATAAAATGTCTGAAAGTTTAGAAACATACCGCCAAGAAACAACTATGTTATTCGAACAAGGTTCTAATACTCCAGCAACAATAGGAGATTTAGAAGAACTTTCTCGGCAAGTATTTTATGTTCTTAATGATTTCAAAAAAGCCATTGAAGTGTTAAAATAATTATTTAGTTGAGCTGTCAGTTACCGCTGATGGTTCGTCTGTTATTATTGGGTGAACAAGCCCTACATCATAAATTGCATCTTCTAATTCTCTTGTTAGCTTTTTTATCCTTTCTAATTTAGCCAATGTGCCATTTTTATCAAAGTTTAAAGTTACTATCATTGATACGTTTTCCATTCCTTTTCACCTCCCCGCTCCTCATATGTAATAAATGGCTTGTCCATTAGCTGGCTTTTGTATTGTCTGTCGCAAATAAGTGGTCTACAGTTTCACTTGGGAAAAACTTTTCTCTAATTAAAAAACATTCGTCCAATTTAAATGGTTGTTTGCCCTTTAATTTAGCTAAAACTGTGTTATATCCAATGTTTAAAACATCAGCAATTTCCGTTTTCCCAATTTTATTTTTAAACATTTCTAATTCTAAATTTGTATACATATTTACCACCCCCTCTTGCACGAAATATAGTTCATAGGCATAATATAAACTATATTTCGTGCATTGTCAAGTGTTTTTTTAATAAATATTCAAAATATCGTGCAAAAGTATTGATTTTTTGCTTAATAGATGTTATTATGTCTACGAGGTGATTAAAATGAGCAGAGAAGAAATGTTAAAAAATTTAATATTATGCAAATATAAAAGTATTAGAGAATTTTCCAAAAAGGTTGGACTTCCATCAACTACAGTCAATAGTATATTGAAAAATATTGGAGGAACTTCAATTGATAAAATCATACTAATATGTAATGATTTGAATATAGATGTTGAAAAGTTTTCTCCAAAATTAGAGAATAAATCTTGTTCTATTGCTTGCACACCAATAGAACAAAAAATAATCGAACTTTATAGGTCTAAACCTGAGATGCAGAGTGCAGTTAATAAACTACTGGGCGTGGAAGAAGAATATGCTGAAGATTTTATAATAGCGTAAGAACTAAAAGGTATAATGCGAAAGATGGTGTGTTATACCTTTTGTTTGATAAATAAAAATAATTATGAGGATGTGTTGGTATGACTTGTAAAAAATGTGGAAGTAATAATTTAAATGTAGTAATGGATACCTCTCAAAAAATCAAAAAGAGTGGTTGCCTTTGGAGTATAGGCAGAACTTTCTTAATTCTTTGCACCGTTGGATTGTGGCTCTTAATTCCTAAAAGAGTTGGGCATACAAAATCAAAGGCTATTGCTTTATGTCAAAATTGTGGATACAAACAAAACGTATGATTTTAGTTAGACTATAAAATGAGGTGATACTAATGAAAATAAGAGATGATGGTAGTTGTATAAAATATATTAGAATGCCTGATGGCAAAAGAAAAGTTATACGTGGTAAAGACTTAGATGAGTTTATGAAAAACGCAACTAATTTTTATGTAGAGAATAGAGGAATCCCCGAATTTAAAAGAATGGCTAACAAATTGGAATTGCTTTGTGATGAATATGGAGTAAATTTTGAAACTGATGCTAACAAGAAAACATCTGATATACTAACGAGGTGATACAAATGAAAGCTGTTATATATGCAAGGTATTCAAGTGATAGACAAACCGAACAATCTATTGAAGGACAATTAAGGGATTGCAAAGCTTTTGCTAAATCTCAAAATATAACTATTATTGATGATTATATTGACAGAGCAATTACTGGAAAGACAGATAACCGCCCACAATTTCAAGAAATGATTAAGGATAGTGAAAAGGGTGTATTTGACCTTATCATTGTGTATAAGTTAGATAGGTTTGCTCGAAATAGATATGATAGTGCTATATACAAAGCTCGGCTCAAAAAGAACGGTGTCAAGGTATTATCTGCCAAAGAGAATATAACTGATAGCCCTGAAGGAATCATAATGGAAAGCTTGTTAGAGGGTATGGCTGAGTATTATTCGGCTGAGCTTTCACAAAAGATTAAGCGTGGTATGAGGGAAACTGCTTTAAAATGTAAAGCTACTGGAGGGAACGTTGCTTTGGGTTATAATGTTTCTGCTGATAAAAAATTTATAATTGATGAACAGTCCGCACATATTGTTAAGTTGATTTTTGAAATGTACGCCAAAGGGGATAATCTGACTAAAATCAATAACTTTCTAAATTTGAATGGCTATAAAACTTCTCGTGGTGTTGCTTTTAATAAGAATAGTCTTAGAACTGTACTTAAAAACAAAAAGTATATTGGTGTGTATCAATGTGGAGATATTGAAGTAGAAAATGGAGTTCCTGCCATCATTAGTGAGGAGCTATTTTATAAAGTCCAAAGAAAACTTGCAGAAAATAAAAAAGCTCCTGCTAAGGCAAAAGCTAAGAATGAATATATATTGACAACAAAATTATATTGTGGTCATTGTGAAGGTCTTATGATTGGTGAAAGTGGTAATAGCAGAGGAAAAAGCTATACTTACTATAAATGCAATAATAAGAAGAGGCAAAAGAATTGTGATAAAACAAATGCTGGCAAGGACTACATCGAGGACTTAGTAATCAATACAACTGTAAATGTTGTACTGCAAGATGATGTTATTTATCATATAGCAAATAAGGTTGTTGAGCTTCAGCTGAAAGAAAGAATCAACGATAGATTAATTTACCTTGAGAACTCTTTGAAAGATACTAATAAACGAATTGCAAATATGTTGAAAGCTATTGAGGATGGGCTCTATAACGAATTAGTAAATTCAAGGCTGAATGAATTGAAAGCATTAAAAATAGAATTAACAAATGATATTGATAGAGAAAATATATCTAAGCCTAAAATAGATAAGGATATGGTTATATACTGGTTAAATCAATTTAAAGGTGGAAATACAAAAGATGTCAACTATCGTAAAAAGATAGTCGACACCTTCATAAATAAGATATTTCTTTTTGATGATAAGCTAATTATCACCTACAACTACAGCAATGACAATAATAATATTGCTGTTTCGGATTTGGCACTGGATGGTGGAGGCGACAACGCCAAAACCGAAACAATTTTTTTCACAGAAAACATCTTTGGTATATTTGTTTTGCTGCAGATACAAAAAAAATAAGGGTACTTCATCATTGAAGCACCCTTATAATTATCCCCACATTACTATATTGTGTATTTGCCTTACCGTTGATAGCTTATATTCACCGTTAACCCTCATGCATGAGCTGCCGCCACCATCAAGAGTAAGCCCTGCATCCACGCCCAAGCTTCTAAATGTTTCCTGTGCCCTTGATATATCCGTATTTGGTCTAACGCATATAATAATCTTATTATCACTTTTACGATATCCTATATACGTCCTTGTTGTTGCCCTGCTAACATCTGCAAACTTGCCTGTAAATCCCTCTTTTGCAATTGTGTTATTTGGATAAATGCCTGCACCACTTATAGCAAATTTCAATCCACATTCAAGAGATATATCAAAAACAGGCTTGACTTGGACTACTCCATCATAAAATACGCACAAAGTAGTAACCGCCACACCATGCGTGGCACAATTGGAAAGTATCACTCCATCATTTACAAGATGTCCACATGAATATGTCTTGCCATCATCTTGCCAACCGAAGTAACCACCATTTACAAAGTTGCTTATATCAATTTTATCAGCTCTTTGGTCAGTTACCCAACCGCCAACAAGCAGAGGGTCAACCTCAACAACGTGTGTTTCTCCAACCTTTTTATAATTATGCCCCTTGTTAGACACAACCTTTTTTTGCTCTATGCCAAGTTTATTACATACCCCTTGAAATATAGCGTTAGCAAGTTCATCTTGTCTGTCACGCAAAATTTGAGCATCATTTGGATTAGATATAAAACCCAACTCAATTAGTATAGCAGACATTTTTGTTTTTTTAAGAACTGCTAATTCTGGTCTAATTGAGTTTCCTCTATCTTGTAATCCTAATTTAGCCAAATTAGGTCTGATTGAATTTGCAAGTTGCTCTGCTTTCCCACCAACACCACATATGCAAATCTCAGTTCCATTAGCAGTTAATACTCCAAAAGAATTACAATGAATTGATATGAAATAATCAGCACCAAAATTATTAGCCATATTTGCCCTTTGCGATAGGCTACTATTTAAACTATAACCTACATTACACGTTTTAATATCCCTTGAGTACTTTATATCTACCCCCACACCCTGCAATAATGCGCCTAATATTTGAGCCACTGCAAATGTAATATCCTGCTCACGCATTCCGTTGCCACTTGCACCAGTGTCAAATCCACTGTCATTATGTCCTGCATCAATAAATATTTTAGCCATTTCGCAAACCTCCCTTTTCTGTTGGTAGTTCGTACAACTTTTCCATCAATCCAGTAATAACACCGTTACCACCAAGAGCCTTGTATTGATTACAAAGCTCATCAATGTTCTCTCGTTCATAAATCGGCAAATATCCACGCTCTATGTATTTATTATAAACTTGAATAATCTGTGCTCTAAGTAGAGCTTGCACACCACTTTGTGTGGCACAATTTTTTTTGTGAAGTGTTTCATAACCTTTCCATAACCCACAAATTGCAGAAGTAATTATTCCAAAAGTAAATCCAATCCAATATTTAAGTATGTATTCTTTCATCCTGTCCTCCTGCTATTTATTGATTTTTACATATTGTTCTATTTTACTCTCAATCCACAAATCGACTTCACCACTGCTAAGTTCTTCATTAAGCACCTCAATTGTCTTTTCACCCATAATTGATAATGCCTTTTGCTTTGCTATCATAAAGGCATTTTTTTGCTCATCAACAGTAAAAGCATTTTCTTTTTTAAATGTATCAACGTAAACTTGGCTTACAGCAAGCACAGCAGTTTTGATTGCATCTTCTGCAACACCAAGATACTTTTTAAGTTTTTCATTCTTGATGCTCTCTGTTAGCTGTTTTGTTTTAAGCTCAATAAAGCTGATGATGTATTTCCCCATTACTATGATGAGTGGAACAATCACCGCTGTGCAAATTAGGTTAATATTTTCTTGCGTTAATAAGATATTCATTGTAATTCCTCTTTTCTTTAATATAATAGAATTGGGTCAAATTTCATAGAGCCGAAGCCACCACGTGGGTACCAAGTATCAAGTAACCAAGCACTAACACTTTCAGGATTAACAGCATTTGCAGAAATTAAGAAGGCCGCGGACGTTGCCCTCGTGTCTAATAAATTGTACCACTTGTCACCAATCTTATAATAAATGGTGTTACTACCTTCAATTAGTGAATTTACAACATTATCAGCAATATAATATGATGATTGCATTTGATACACATCAATCCCAACTCTAACGCTATTATTTTCCACACTATTAATGTTAATTGGAAAATCAGGGATAGTTAATGTTTTTTTTAGTGGTGATGTTAAATCTGCTGCACCTACTGTAAAATCAAGTGTAGTTCCTCTAAGTGCGGAAGGTAAAGTAAACCTAAATAAAAATGAACCATTTGTAGTAGTTGCCTGCTGGTCTATATATTTAATAGTTGTACTGTTAACTGGCACGCCACTTGTTGTTACCAGCAGAGTTATTTGTTGCCCTGAACCGCTTGTCAAATTGCCAGTTATCTCTATTCTTCCACCTTCATACAAATTGACATTATAGGATACCGTAGCAATGCAAAATACAGTAGATGTAAATAACATCATAATCAAACAAGTTATTAATAGTAAACACATTCCTTTCTTAATCATTTATCACACCATCCTTTACCGCAATTGAGAGCTTTCCATTTTCAAGCCTTCCAACCGCTATAACTTTTTGCAGCTTATATATCCTTAGTTCTATGAGTTCTGGCATTGTAAATATTAAAGGCGGTGCAATTATTCTGCCACTTGGCAATAGCTGTTTGTCCACATACTGACCGTTTAAATAAAGCTCGTATAAATCAGCACTTAGGCTTATAGGAATATCAATTGCAAATTCAGATCTGTTTTTATCAATTTTTTTAATTGCATATGTACCCTCAACAATTGTATTGCCACTAATACCAAATAGTTCAAGTGTTGTTAGTGGTGATGGGGTCGGTGTAGCTTTAACCTCAACAACAGGTGCTTTTGTTGGTTTTGCCGTTGAGCTCGGTGTTGGCTTTATAGTCGGCTTCGGAGTTGTGCTTGGTGCTGGCTTTATGGTTGTGATGGATGCAGGTGTCTGCTCTATGGTAGCCACTTTTTCAATTGGTAGTGCCTTATTTGGTGCTGTCGGCTTTGGTGCTAAAATACTACCACCAATCGCAAGAGATACTGCAATTGCAACTCCTGTTGCTGTTGCAACTATTTTTTTGTTTTTACTAAGTTTAGCCATTAAATTACCTCCTCGTTTTGAACCACCAATGCGCCAAGCTCAAAAAATACATTGCTCTCTGTTTTAACAAGCTTTGTAATAACTGTTGGCTGTGCTGATGGTTGTGTATAATTTCTTTCATCATAAAACGCAATACTTACTCTACTTGATTCAAAGGTGATAGGAACTGTTGTAAATGCCTCCGTTATACTAAGCTTCCCACTAATGTTTTGATTATCAAGAAGTACACTATACCTTGACAATGCCCTTGAAGGTGCTAAAGGCTGTACTTTTAATTCAGCACTAACACCAGTTATAAGGTCAGTAACGGAATAGTGAGCATATGTAGCAATTAAACCAGTATCACCTTTATCTCCTTGTACACCATGTTCACCTTGTATGCCTTGCTCCCCAGTGTCGCCTTTATCCCCTTTTTCCCCTTGTATGCCCTGTTCACCCTGTATACCTTGCTCACCAGTATCACCTTTGTCACCTTTTTCGCCCTGTATACCTTGTATGCCTTGCGCCCCAGTGTCACCCTTGTCACCTTTTCCACCTCGGTAATAATCTACTCTAATTTTTTCATTCAGAACATCACTAACAGCTTTTGCTTTGTTAGCCTCGGATTCAGCCAAATAGCTTGCTGATAAAGTTTCGTCTACAAGAGTATCTAAGACACCAATTCTGTTGTCACCCTCTATAACTTTATCAATGTCAATATCTTCTCTTACCTTGAATGAAAAAGGCTGTAACGTCTTTTTTGCGCCATCTTTGTATAAAGAAATATCCGCCCTAACTTCACCAGAGATTTCATACATATTGTTTGGTAGTTTAATGCTTAAAGTATCAGTAACAACCATAAAATCATTTACAATAACATCATCAGCTCTGCTTACAACAATTGTTGCAGCATATCCAGCTAAATCATCAAACAACTGCCCCTGCTCTAAAACGGTTATAATCAAATCACACGAATTGTAATCGTTACGTACAAGGGTATATCCTGTGTTAATTAGATACTGCTCTACGATATCTAATTTCACCTTCAAAGGAATAAACATTTACATTCCTCCCAGCTTTAATTTTTCTACCCTGCCCCATTCTCTGCATTCCTCGACATAACTGTTATATGCCAAAAATTCAGCATCATTTGAATCTACTATGCCTAATCTCAACATTTTCATTTCATCATTTTCATTGTATCGCAAACGTATTTTTTCAACAATTTGCGCATCAATTTGCTCGGCTGTTATTACAGTTTGCGTTTCAAATATGATTGCATTATATTCTTCCTCTGTTATTTCTATCAAAGGTTGTTCAATAATAATATTATCATCACTTGTTGCACCTTTTGAGATAACTTTTTCATTTTGATATTCGGTATAAAATCTCACTTAATAAACCTCCCATTCGATAGTGCATTTTAAATTCCTTGAATAATGTTGAACGTCTGTACGCCTAAATTTTATATCTATATTACTACCATTAATATACACCTCTAAAATTTGACAATCATCTATACCAGTTGCAAAAGCAGATGCTCCCGAAACTATACCATATGAAGTTATTGATGTGCTATGTGACCTGCCACTAACATCAACTACCTTTGTTTGAAATTTATCAGCATAAAAGAATACTAAAATTCCATATGTGTTATAATCAGAACAATAAATTAAAGCTTTTCCATTTCTTTTGCCACTTCCAATAGGTATTGATTTTACGAGTGTATCTGTTTGCCCCATAATATCATTAAAAGTCGCAGTTCCAAATGTACCTGTAGTAGCACTTATTGCTTGCGCAAGGCGAACATCTGTTATACCTGAAATACCACAAACGGAATTATCTGCTCGTTCATCAACTATCGTTAGCGATGTTGTTGTCACTGATATTTTTGCAAGTGATATTTCATAAACCGCACTTGTGCGTGTTAATGCTGGAGGTTGTGTTGTTGTGCCTTGTACGATAAATGCTTTTATGCTTCTATTTGCAGATTGTGTATCACACCTTAATACTAATCTATCAACTCTCGTTGTTGCTGTGGTAGCAACTGATAATGTCATATCTGAGGTGTTTTCGTAATATCTACCCTCTATTACTGCTTTTCCTGCCTTTAGCTTCACATCAAAAGTATTTGCCCCTTGGACTACTTCTAAATTTGTCAATACTGCCAACACTCCGCTACTAAAAAATGCTTTGTAATAGTCTGCAAAGTCTTGTGATACATATTGTCTATCATTTGCTATGCTGTCAAAAATAAAACTTTTTTCCAAAATTATCACCCCTAAACTGCTATATTTTTAAAATCTCTTTTTATCTTTTGCTGTAATGTCAAAATATCATCACCGAATATTGCATCGAGCCTAAAGCCACCACTTTCATATACCTCGTTGACCTCAATAATGCGCTTGTTGTAGACTGTTGAACCATCTATAATTGTTACAATATCCCCAAATGCAAAATCAATATCATAGCTTAAATTTATAGGCAAAATTGTCACGTCAAATGCTTCACTTTTTTTGTACTCTACCAGCTTTTGCAACCCTCTTTGGGTGAGCTCACCACCTGTGTTTGTAATAACATCATTTGCATCAATAAACACTTCTTTGCGATTCAATCCCGAAGGCTCTGCACCATCAAATACAGTTGCAATAAGTCTACTTGCACCATCACCAGCACCACCTACAACACCAACATTTTTATGATTACTAAAATCAATAGTTAATTTTTTAGTATTTACATTATCAAATTCAGTAGAAAATATTGCAGGAGGTAATACGTTCTGCGTAGCTGATAAATCATTACCAGTATGTACATCAAAACTATACTTTTTATTTGCTAAGTCCAAATATATATCCCACCCTAAGTCAGCATATTTTGCTAACTCCTCTAACTTATCAGCTGTGTATGTATAGCGTGCGGTTGCTGTTGTGTCTACACCTTTTAAATTGTCACTTGCTATAATAAGGCTTGCAATATTTCTATTCGCATTGGGCGAGTTTTTAAAGTCATTTGATACTATCCCTTTCATTACTGTTTCTGTTTTGCCTGTTAATGATAATTCAGCCTGTCCAGCAGGAGGGATAATCAATCTATTTTTCGTAATGCCTTTTAGTGCTGTGAATTTTACTGTTGTAACCTCACCATTTTTTTCTAAATCTCTGTTGAAATTAGCAATATAAAATGCTCTTTTTTCATCAACATAGTATATATAATCTTCACTAAGTAGTGACATGTCAAATAATGATGATGCAATGACAAGCTGTGTTTCACCCACTCCATACCATTTGCGGTTTATAACTAAGCTTGTATATGTGTCGATTATGCCAACAGGTATAAAATTACTGTCTAAAACTCTAATGTCCATAATCAAACCCCCAAATATGCAGAAGCATATTCTATTGTTACACCACCAAGAATAGCATCGTTACTGCTGCCGTACTCTATAATGTTTTCTCCTGGTATGAATTTAAAGAATTTACTTGATAAAGGAACATAATTAAATGCGTTTACAATGCTTCCATTTAAATTATGAATTTTAACCGTTTTATTACCGTTATCCGTTGTAATTACAATCTTTTCACCAACGGCAATAGTTTTATTTAT